ACATCTAATGTAATTTTTTTATTTGAGGAATTTGCTGTCTCATCTTCGTCAGACGAGTCTTCGTCTGAACTATCAGACGAATAATCATCGTCGGATGATACGTTAATTTTTTCACCAAGATGGTCTTTCTCGGAAATATTACATACTTCTCCATTAGATACTTCGCGATTAGATACTTCGCTATTAGATACTTCGCTATTAGATACTTCGCGATTAGATATGGTATCATTCGCGCGGTGGGCCCCAGTCCCGCTTCGCATATCTTCCTGAAGGCCATTAATAATTCCAGTTAATACGTGGTTTTGGTTTTGAATATTCTTTTCGATTCTTGAAATCTTTGTGTTCATTAAATAAACAATCAATCCGGACATCAATAACGTGAATGCGACAGATATTATAAAACTATTGCTATCTAAGCTGAATATATTCATTACTAAAACTGCCATATATATTTTAAATACTAATTAAACGAAATTATATATTGAGCGTTTCAATAATTTCTTTTGTTTCGTTTATTATTTCTTCCGGATAGTCTAAATCTTTTAATACCTTCACCGCCCCCTTTATCTTTGATATACCCTTTTCCATCTTATACGTATACGTAAAATCATTATTGGCTACATTAACATCCATATTACAATTTAGTATGTCTTTGTGGTTATCTAATCTCTTACATACCTCTAAAAAGTGTGTTGTAATCATAAATGACATATTTTTATATTTTTTAAGATATTTCAAGAATGCAATAGCCGCGCCAATTGCTTCGTATGGATTTGTGCCCGAATACAATTCATCGAACACGCAAAAATGACGAAGAGCCTTTTTCGATGATGGGTCCTCGTCAGTAGTTTGGACATCTTTAAGAATGTTTACACAGCGCCTGGCTTCCGCTTGGAATAGACTATCCCTACCGGATGTGTCTGGTATATTAAGGTAGCTGTGTATTACATCGTAAGGACATATTTTAGCAGAAGAATAAAATCCACATCCAATCTGTTGAGAGATTAATAAGTTTAATAACGTGGTTTTCAATATAGTAGTCTTTCCTGCAGCATTTGGACCAGTAATTAATATATTCTTATCTAGCTTATAAGAGTTTTTAACTATATTTTTACGAGAAGATGGGAAATATGCGTTCTTGAATTTTGAACTTTTATTTGATACGCTACAGAATGTCATTTTCTTATCTTTAATGTGTCCTTGTATGTCTTTTAAATTTTCAAAATATGCTTGTAAATACAACGTGTAATCTATTGACTCTATTATAGATTTATCATTATAAAGTTTGTTAAAACACTGCATAATATGTCCCATAGAAAACGTTCTCTTTAGTATAAAGTCTTCTTCGTTAATTTGAACTAGAGAGGTTTGGAATGCTTCTAAAGTTGTTTTGTGAGATTTCATATTATCTATAAATCCCTTATAAGAGTTTAGTCCGGAACAGCTTTTCTCTAAAGAGTTCATAGAATCGACCGAGGAAGATATAAATGTTTTTGTCTCCAATAGGTGTTTGTGTATTATTTTCGAATGATTATAAAATGTGGTGCAGGATATAACATTCTGATATGTTTGGAATATATAAAACCCAATAGATATTAATATATATATACGCTGTTTCCACGAAGCATCGCCAAGAGCAAATAGCTTCCCTAACTGGTGCCTTTTACAAACAATCGTTAAAACCTCGATATACTTAGAAAGAGTAATGCTATATCCCTGTATTTTAATTATAAAAAACGGAAGAATTAAGAAAAATATAGGAAGGACCAGAGAAAATATAGGCGAGGTTATATTATACATACAGAGCACCTGCAAAAATAATGGCTGGTTATTCAACATTTTAGATATCGCCCACGAATTATCCAAATAGTTATATTTGGAATAAAAACCTGTTTCTGCCCGTATATCGTATAATATATCTTCAACTTTCACTACATTACTACACGATTCGGGGACTGTCCCTTTCAATAACTTCTGCGTGTCTTTAATATATTCGGGGTCAGAAGTATAATAATTGCTCCAAAGGGGGATAATCTTATGCGAATATACTGTGGGCGTATTAAACAAGTGATTATATGTACATAGACTTTTGTCATCTTCCTCGCAATCATTCTCTTCTTCCCCCTTTTTTTCTACTTCTTCTACTTCTTCCCCGTCAGCCAACTCGTCCTCGTCGAGTAATGAGGGTCGTAGTTCTAAATCTTTAATTAAATGTTCTTGAAGTTTACTTTTATTATTTAAAAAAGATATGGGTAAATCAAATGCTTTCATTTCTGTTATAGAAATAGAAATAGAAACATATATTATAACGAAAACGATGCTATTTAAACATCTCGTTATTATTTAAAATTTGCAGGGAGCTCGGTAATTGTAGTATGATAATGTTGCTCAATCTCTCGCATATGTCTAGTATCGCGGCGGGTTACAAAATTAATGCCGGTTCCTTTTCTACCCCATCTTCCACTTCTCCCGATGCGATGCAGATATGTATGCACGCATTTTGGTATATCAAAGTTAATAACCGTGCTCACCTGCTGAATATCTATTCCCCTCGCAGTTACATTAGAAGAAATTAATACTCGCGTATTCCCTGAACTAAATTCCTTGAAGCTTTTGTCTCGTTCTTCCTTGGTCATCGAACTGTGGAGGTGACATACAGGGAAGCTGTCCTCTACCATTGCCTCGTATAGGTCCTGGACTCTTTTTACACTATTGCAATATATAATGCACTGACTGAGAGCGAGCACGCCATACAAGTCTTTTAATGTTTCATACTTTTGGTCGTCGTTTTCTAATGCTATAAAATGTTGTGATATTCCTTCTAATGTTAGTTGTTCACTCTTTACCAATACCCGTGTGGGTGTCCTCATAAATTTATCGGTAAGCGTATTTAGACTATCGGGCATTGTTGCGCTGAATAGTCCTACCTGAATATCCTTTTTTAAAAACTGAAAAATATTATATACTTGCTCCTTAAATCCACTTGAAAGCATCTCATCTGCTTCGTCTAGAACTATCATCGCGAGTTCATTCGTTTTAAATTTTTTCCTTCTTATCATATCGTGTACGCGACCGGGGCACCCAATAACAACGTGGGGAGGAGAGTTTAATAACTTTCTAGAATCCTCCTCCGTAGAAGTCCCGCCTACCAATAGCTGTGTTCTTAAATTTTTAAAAAGCTTTCCTATGGAGTCTATTACGGTCTTCGTTTGCTGCGCCAATTCCCTAGTAGGAGCTAATACTAATGCCTGGGGGCTCTGTATAGACAAGTCAATCTGTTGCAAAATGCCTATCGTGAAACACCCGGTTTTCCCGGTGCCTGATTGGGCCTGTGCAATTATATCTTTCTTATTTATTAGGTGGAGAATTGCCTTACGTTGTATTGGGCTGGGGACTTCAAACCCATATGCATATATTCCTCGCAATAGTTCTTGTCGCACGTTCAACTCTTCCCAAGAGTCTATCTCTGTTTTTTCGGACACGCTTTCTATATCAGTATTTTCTATGCAAGACATATTATAACACAAATAATTATTTTTAAGTTGCTTATTTTAATAATGTAATTATAAACAGATATAAACTTATTTATTAAATATAACTATTCTTAATGACCATTCACTATACGGATGATGATATTAATAATATCATCCTGAATGGTTTTGAATTTTCATTTGATAAATATGTCTTGGAAAAAATACAAAAACTATCTGATCAAGTAGGAGACCCCGAATATATTAGAACTCCACAATTTTCAAAAAAAAACCATAAGGTTTCGGAAGAAGACTGGGAAGCAATACGGAAATTTAAGAAAACCGAATTTATTAAAAAAGAGGGGGTTGCTGCGTCTTCTGATATCATCCGAAAATATTTGAATAAACTAACAATTAAAACATATGAGGTTCTGAGCGTAAAGATAATTGACGAAATAAAATCTGTTTGTAAATCCAAGAATATTTTAGACATTAATTCGTGTGAAGAGGATGCCGACATAAATAAGATAGGGAATGATATATTTACCATTGCAAGTAGTGGATTATTCTATTCAGAGATGTATGCAAAATTATATATTTTGTTAATGTCGGAATTTAACTTTATGGAAACATTACTTCGTGTAAACTTTGTCGATTTTAGAAAGGTATTTCGCACGATTAAATATTGCGACCCTAATAAAGATTATGATGGGTTTTGCGACAATAATAAGGCTAATGAGAAAAGGCGCTCCCTTGGATTATTCTACGTAAATCTAATGTTACATAATGCTATTGAGAAGGATGCTATAATGGATATTATTATTGAATTGCAAAATTTCTTTCTCGAAAATCTAGATGAGGAAGATAGATGCAGCATTGTGGATGAGCTATCCGAGCTAATATTTGTAATGGTAAAACACTGCTATGCAAAATGTAAAAAAAACGGCTGTGATAAATGGCGGCTTATATTTAGTAACTTGAAAAATATATCGGAATTATCTCGAGGTGATATGAAAAGCATCACAAATAAGACAATATTTAAACATATGGATATAATGGATATAATAAGAACATAAATGTTACGGGTTATATTATATAAATGAATGTTACATATAAAATAACTGAAGTAAAAAAAGCCTCGGTGGTTAATATAGAGGATTTTATGGATTCTTTTGAAGCCGGGGGCGATGAAGGCAAGAAATGTTCCAAGCCCGCCGATTATTATACTCCTTCGCATATATTTGCGATGGAAACGGACTATAATACGAATTATACCGTTAAAATGCTTGGGAATATTATGGATTATTATAATCTCTCCAAGCGTAAATTATGTAAAGAAGAAATTGTGCAGATTATAATTTTGTTTGAGATGGAAGAGTGTAATAGGGGTGCGGCGGAGAATCGGCGGCGCTTGTGGAAAAATATACGAGAATTGAAAGACAATGCATATTTTTCAAAATACATTTTGTTTGATCCATAAATTATGTGTTCCATAAATTATTTGGTTGTAGTACATAAAGTTTCATATATTTTTTATTTTCTCTCCAATATTCGTTTATCTGTTCAGTCTCCGTAAGTAAACGCTTAAGCAATACCTCCTGATCGTGGGAATACCCGGTGTATACCGGTGGGGGTATATTAAAAAAGTTGTTTTTGTGGTTCATATTCTGTATGATTTTTTCTCCAATAGAATATGCGTTTTTATGTCTACGAATAAGATTCTCAATAAACATATTAATTATATATATATATAAATCCTCATATAGATATATTCTAAATAATTATATTATATAAATAGTATAATGGTGCATTCGAGATTAGATCCGGAGGTCCAATATCCGGAAATAAAAACTTTAGACCCCGATGATAAAGATATGGATACGGTGGTATACGAGGTTTCTATTAAGGGTATTATAATAGAGATTGCCACAGGTAATGAAAAATATAATTATTTTGAAAAAAACAAAATCATATATTATCCAATATACTTGTTACGTGGAGGAAAGGTCAGCTCACAAATTGGATTATACGAAACTCGAGGCGGCTCTCTTGAAGATTATCGGGATGACGATGGCGATATTGATATCGAAAAATTAGGGGAGCCTATATTTTATGCAAGCACAACCAAAGAGCTCTTACGAAATAACGAACATCTTAAAACAGCCCCCGGGGACGATGATGATATTGATGGTGATGCGCTCGACGAGGACAGCGATGACAATGACAGTGAGGGAGAGGACCCCGATGACGAGGAGACCGATGACGAGGAGACCGATGGCACCGAGGACACCGATGACGAGGAGACCGATGGCACCGAGGACACCGATGACGAGGACACCGATGACGAGGACATCGATGACGAAGAAAAGGGAACTACTGACGATGGAGACGAAGATGATTGGGAGCAATTTCCCAAGGAAATAGACGGTAAGTCGTGGAT